CGCACCAGCGCCCCATAGTCGATATCGAGAACCAGAGTGGCGTTGGGGCCGATAGTCATTGCTAACACGTTTCCGGGACAGGGGCCGGGGGGGGGGGGAACACGAAGCCCCCGTTGTGAGCACCGGCGAAGGTGACAGGACGGGGGCTCGCGGTTCCGCTTGAGGCGGCTGTCCTGGCACACCCGAGGGCGGCCTGGACAGCAGCGAACCTAGGGCTTGAGCCTCGGCTTGTCAAGGGCTGTCGTGACACTCTCGCTATGGTGGCTCCTGTCTGCGGCTAAGCTTGGCCCCGAATGTCGGTGTCTTGCGGCGTCGCAGGTCGATGCGTAGGTTCGGGGCGATGACGGGGCTGTCACGGTTTTGACGGCTTGAACTCTTCACGACCCCACTGGCAGGTGTATCGTGGCTGAGCCAAGCGGAGGAAACGGCAACGGGCCGCCGCGGCCCACCATCCTCATCACGCTGGGGCCCAACGGTCCCCGTCGCGTGCCGCTGGCGGTAGCGTTGTTGCTGCTGGCGCTCGTGTTTGCGCCTAGGAACTCGGCATGGGCGCAAACGGCGACCGCCTTCTTAGAAGGCGAAGAGACCACGGGAATGACCAAGCAATGTTTCTACAACGCGCTTGGGAACGGCTACACCGTCACTATCAATTCGATCCGTCTCTGCCCACTGACCATTCAGGTCCGAGCGAACCCAACCCGCAGCCCGAGAACGGATTCAATCCCACAGCCTGAACAGCCGAGGATGGTGACGGCGTTTCAGACGGGTGAGCGCACCACGGGGATGACGAAGCAGTGTTTCTATGAGGCGTTGGGGAGCGCATACACGCGGACCATCAGCGCCGTGGCACTGTGCCCGTTGAGCATCCGGGTCAGACTCTGGGCCGGGCCATGATCGAGAAGCGTGGCAAGAAGTACGTCGTCGTGAGCCATATTGGCCGGGCGGTGCTCGGTCGGCACGACACGCTGGCGGAGGCGAAGGCGCAGCTCGATGCTATCAACATCTCGAAGGCGCGGGCCGCTGGACACCGCATCCCGAAGCCGAAGTAACACCCTCTCACCTGGGCCCTGGAAGCCCGAGGAGGAACGATGTTGACCCCGCAGCTTGAGCAGTGGAAGTCGTGGATTCGCCGTGATCTCGGCGGCTACAGCGATCCCGAGAAGTTGCTCCGCACGATGAAGCTTGCCGCCGATGAGGCCTACGGCAACACGAAAGCCGAGTGGACGCTGTGGACTCGTCGGAATCGCTTCACTTTCGTGCTGCGCGTCAGGCGCCGCGCGATCATAACGCCACCCTACTTCGGTTGTGCCGCAATGGGCCGCTGTTGGCGGGCGGGCGAGGACTGGCATCGCGGGCGTGATCTTCCCGATGGCGACTTCAGCGAAGATCTCTGGCGGCGGATGTTGTTGGCGATCCTCAGCTATGAGCTGGATGAGCCGGTGCTACCGCAACCCGTGCCGCCGGCGCCCGTAACAGAGGGACCAGATGGTCCCATCGCCGTTTTGGGCACGGTCACGGTCAGCGAGTCCGACATCCTCGTTGAGCAGTTCATGTTTCGTGTCGGTTACGAGGCCGCCCAGCGGGTCGCCCTTGAATGGGCCCAACAGCGCATTGCGCAGGTGCTCTCCGAGATCACGCCGTCGGCCGCGCCCCCGGTCGAGCATCCCGCATGAGCGCTGCGCCTCCCACGATCTCCCTCGCCCTTGCCGAGCGCCTCAAGCATCAAGCGCAGGCGAAGATCTTAGAGCGCCAGCGTGCGGGGACGTGGTCGGGCGGCGTGGTGGCGCACACCGCTTGGCAGAAAGACCCGTTAGGCTGGATCGTCAAGCACCTCGACGTGCCGGAGCACACGCTGCGCTGGTCGCTCAACCCGGGCTACGAGGACGGGAAACACGTCTGGGATGGGGACAAAGACCCGCTGATCCTCGCGCTTGACGAGTTGGCACGCGGCAATAGCATCGCCATCAGTTCTGGCACGAACACACAAAAGACGTATAGCTTGGGCGCTTGTGGTACTCTGTGGTTCTTGGCGTGCTTCGAGCGTTCCATCGTACTTAGCATTGCCCCGAGAGCAGACCAACTTCTTCTCAATTTGTGGAAGAACTTGGGCGAACTTTTCCCGCGCTTCAAGCGGCATTTCCCTTCCGCCACAATGCTCACCGGCAAGTTGCGGATGTTGGAGGGCGTGGGAGAACAGGAGGTATGGGCCGCGACTGCGTCGGGTGCCGGCGTTGGTGCCCAAGAAGAAGTGGCGCAGCGTCTAGCGGGCTTCCACCAAGCTCACATGCTCTGGATCGTTGAAGAAACGCCGGGCGTGGACGGCGCACTCATGAACACGATCATCAACACAGCCACCGGCCAGCACAACCCCATTCTGGCGATGGGGAACCCAGACCATCGCTACGACACGTTGGGGCTCTTCGCCGCGCGCCCCTGGGTCAAGGCCATCCGCATCTCTGCCTTAGATCACCCTAACGTGGTGACGGGACGGGAGGTCGTGCCCGGCGCCGTCACGGCTGAGAGCATCAGACGGCGACTGGCCGACGCTGGCGGGAACGTGAACGACCCGATCTACCTCTCTCGCGTGCGCGGCATCGCCCCAAGCCACTCCAAGCGGGCGCTGATTCAACTCGCGTGGTGCGAAGCCGCGGCGCTCCGATGGGCGGACCCCGCCTTCCGGGCGGGACCGCTGGCCCTGGGCGTAGACCCCGCCGACTCGGCCACCGGCGACATGAGCGCCATCGCGCGCGGGCAGGGCGCCTGCTGCACAGAGGTTGAGGCGTTCCACGCTGCGGACGCTTCAGAACTCGGCCGCATCCTCAAGCGCGAGATCCGTAGCGAGTCCGCGCCCATTGATCCTCGGTTCGTCGGCATTGACAGCGTCGGTGTCGGCGCGAGCACGGTGAACGAGTTGAAGCGGCTCGGCATCCGCGTGCGCCTGATTTCCGGCGGCAAGCGCGCCGTGCCGCGCGTGGATGTCGGTCGCAGGCCGGACGCAAGGGAAGGTGAGGAAGACCAACTCGTCTCCGTGGTCGAGGCAGAGGTCTACGATTGCACCAGATCTCAGGTGCTCTGGGCTCTACGTGAGGATCTCCGGCTCGCACGCATCGCGCTGCCCGACGACCCCAAGCTGTTCGAGGAACTCACGGCGCTTGAGTACAAAGACGAGGAGTCGGGCTTCAAGATCACCGTGCTTCCCAAGGCTGGCGTCCGTGCGCGCATCGGTCGGTCGCCCGATCGCTCTGACGCCGTCGCCTACTGGAACTGGGTGAGGCCGCGACCGCGCGTCCGGCCGAAGAAGCAGCCGACCGATGAGGAGCGGCCGGCCCGCAACCGTGACCAGGGTCTTGAGCGCTTCATGGCCGCGCACGCGAAGCGCCAGAAGGCCGAGGAGGCGCGTTTCAAACGAGTGTTCGCCCGCCGCGCGCGGGGGGGGAGGGAAGCGTGAAGTTTCACCTGTTCAAGTGGCTCGGCGCAGGCAAGAAGAAGTGGACCGGCCCCATGCGCGGCATCAAGTTCTATGATCTGCGCGTCGATGCACCGCCACTGGACGCATCGACCGAACAGTGGCTCGATTTCGCTTCGGTCGCCGGTCTCTGGAACCCAGCCGCGAGAATCGAGAACGCTTGGGCCGAGCGGGCGCTGCGGGCGTATCTCGCGAAGTGGCCAGCCACATGAGGCTCTGGCCCGTTCTCTATCGCCTGCTCGGCGGGCGCGGCCCCGATGAGCAGCTCCGCGATGCGCGGCTCATCGTCAACCACGAACCGCCTGCGTCTTGGCTGGCGCGTCAGTTCGTGGAGCACGGCTTGTTGAGGCGCGACGCCACGTTGCCCGACTACCAGGCGGGCTGGTACATCAACTTCCAGTGGCAGTGGCGTTTCTGGCGCGGCGCCTATTGGGCCTGTCTGGAACGAGATAGAGATAACAGTTGAACGGGACTGCGATGCTGCGCTGGCCTTGGACTTCGCGTGCCCGCCTTGACGACGCGGTTGAGCAGATCGCCCACCTACGGGCAGAGGTCAATCGCCTCACTGACGCCCTGACGCGCATCAACCGCCGCGAGGTCGGCCTGCCCGAAGTTCCGCGCCAGCCGAGGCCGGACATCGGCGAGATGCCCAGCGAGCTGGCGAAGTTCATCGCCGGCTTCGAGAACCGGAGCGTCCGAGCGAACATGCGCCAAGAGGCGTATCTGCGCCGCCGCCAGGGCGCGGAATGGGCGGAGATCACGAGGGATGCGATGAAAGTGGAGGCGCTTGGTGAGCACTAAGCCCCACGTCCGTAAGCAGACGCGCTCGCGCATCCCCGTGCGGGTCGGGGCGCTGGAGGCGACCCTAGCACGTTTCCGGGCCGAACTCCTCAACGAGATCGGCGCGAAGACGGCGCTGTTGCTCGAACGCTACGACAAGCTGAAGGTTGCGCCGCTGCGCGAGCGGCTGGACTGGCTGGAGTCGCCGCTCTACCGCCGCGCGTGGATTCGGGCTGGACGAGCGTGGGATCGGCTGAAGGCGAAGTTGCGGCGCCCCTCGGCGGCTCCGGCAGCAACCGCCCTCACGCCGCCGTCGGAGAGCCCAGCAGCGTGACGCTTGACCTTCCAGACGCCCTTGCTCCCCAAGCGCGGGCGGCTCTCGATCAGGTGCTGCTCCGAGCCCGGACAGGCTTCACTGGAAGCCTCGTTTTCGACTTCAAGGATGGGGTGCCACTGGCGATAAAGGTCACCGAGTCGTGGCGGCTGGAGGCCGCGCCGAACGGAAGGCGCTTGACGGCAGGGGCTTAGCCGCATACTGTCGTGGTAGTGTAACGACATAGCCGCGCTCCGACGAGGAGCGGGGAACCGGAGACTGACAAGTTCGGCCCGGCGACGCCAGAGATGGTGTCGCTGGGCCTTTCTCGTTGGGGGTGCGATGCAGGGACCGATGATGCCGATGCACGACCTGCGGCGGCGCAGACTAGGTGGAATGCCTGGTATCGGCGCCCTCGCCGCGTCCGTTGGCTCGCCCCCGATGATGGGCCTGAACGCACCGCCTCCGATCATGGCTCCGAGCCCAGAGGCCCCGCCGATGGGGTCGCCGAGCACGATGGCGGGCGGCGGAATGGGCCCGGGGATGATGAGCCCCGAGCGGGCCGAGGAGTTGCGCCGCTGGTTCATGCAGAACCGGCCCGGCGCCATGCGATGACTGCGTCGCTCGCTGTGCAGCAGAGCACCGTGGTCGCTCCGGTCCCCGGGGACAATCGCGTGGATAAGGCGGGCCGTCGCTCTGGTCCAGCGCGTGCGAGCCAGATATTGGCCAGCCACAAGGCCGGCCTCTTGTCCCGCCGACAACACGACCTGCTTTCCGAGAAACTGCTTTTGCACATTGATGCAAGCGGAGACTTCCAATGGGCTGAGATCTGGAACGACCAGAAGATCGTCATTCCCCGCCTGCTCTCCGAATACCGCAAGACCGAGAACCTCCTGCGGCTCGTGGTGGACAACGCGGTGGCGCACCACACTACGATGCCGCTGCGTTACTTCGCCGACACGCAACCCGATCGGCGCTCGCGCGACAAGGCGCTGGTGGACGCGCTGTTCGCCAACCACGTCGCCGAGCAGCAAGACCTCAACGGTCTGTTCTCCGACGCGCTCTACATGGCGATGGCCACGGGCTTCTGCTTCGATTCCGAAACCGAGGTGCTGACCAAGAACGGGTTCAAGTTGTTCAAGGACGTGGACATTGACGCGGATCGCATCGCGTCACTTGATCCAACAACCGGCAGGTTGACATACGCAAAGGCTGTTGCCAAACAAGAACTTCCGTATGATGGCCTCATGTTCCATTGGTCCACGCGCTACGTCGATCTGATGGTGACACCGGAGCATCGGATGCTTGTGTATCAGCGTCAGCGCGAGGTTGCTAAGGTAGGGGGCGCTACCGAGGAGTGGATTCCGCCATACCGCAACGGAGACCCCGAGAAAAGGTCTGGTGAGTTGCGTTTCGTGTCGGCTTTTGACGCGGCCCATCAGGGTGAGATTTGGGTCCGCAAGGACGCCGTGTGGAAAGGCGAAGAGCCGGAGACGTTTACGTTCCCCGATCCTACCGGGTCAAAGTACGGACGCCGACCAGAGAATACCGTCTCAACCATCGACGTAGAGGACTACCTGCGGTTCATGGGCTGGTACTTGAGTGAGGGGCACTGTGACTACTCGCCACCAAGACGGTACACAGTCGTACTAACACAGAAGGACGGTGCGACCCGTGCCGAGTTGGCCGAGTTGTTGGCTCGCGTCACCGGCGGCTCGCCGTACAACAACGGCAAGCGCGTCAAGGTTTCCAGTAAACAACTGTGTGAGTACCTGCAACAGTTTGGTCGGTCTTGGGAGAAGTTTGTCCCATCAGAGATCAAGGCGATGTCGCCACGGTTGATCCGTGTCTTTCTTGACGCACTCTTCCGCGGAGATGGTTCAGTCCGGGATGGACGATGGACTGCGTACTACACGTCATCCCTGCGGCTCATGGACGACGTGCAGGAACTTCTGTTGAAGGTCGGCCTCTCGTGGTCGGCGCGTATAAGGGACGGGGGCACGGACTGTGGTGACGTGAACGGGGTTCGCATCAAGGTACGCAGGGATTGTTACGAACTGAGCGTCAACCACGACAATCTGAGACCGCAGGTTGTGGGCGAGCCGGGGGTAGTGGCTTATAAAGGCACTGTCTGGGATCTCACAGTACCACCAAATGGCACGTTGTTTGTGCGTCGTCGAGGCAAGGTTGTTTGGAGCGGGAACTGCCCGGTGCATCGCTACTGGCGCTACGACCGGGTGGACCAGTACGAGCCGATCACCTATGGTGAGCCCAGCGCCGAAGAGGTCGTGCGCCAGGTCGTTGAGCCACAGGCGGGGATGATCGACTGTTTCGTCGGCAATCCGTTCGATACGGTCTTCGACCGCGCCGCCAAGCGGGGTTCGATCCACTGGTGTTCCTACGGCCGGATGCTGCCGGCCGAACTGGTGCGGGCGACCTTCCCCGAGGCCGAAAAGCTCGAAGGCAGCAAACGGCTGCCCTCGGCTTCCATCTTCCAGCGGATCGCGCGCTCTTGGAACCTGGACGGGCTCGGCGTCCACGGCTCGCCGGTCATCCAGAATCGGCAGAACGCCGAGGAGGGCGAGGAGCTGTTGCTCGTCATCTGCCGCGAAACGCTGCCTGGCTGGGATGCCGACTGGCCCGAAGGACGGCTCGAGATCATCGGCGTTCCGGGCGAGGCCGACCTCCGGCTGGGACAGGGCGGCGGCCACGCCGTTCTGCTGGCCGATCAGCCGCTTCCGGCCTCCGACTTCTCCTTCTCGCTCTTCTACTCCCACCACCGCGGCGACGACGTGCTCGGCAAGCCGTGGGTCGAAGACATCGACCAGCTTCAGGTGGACCTCAACATCGCCATCAGCAAGAAGTGGGAATACCTGAACCGCGGCATCGAGGCCCCGATCGTCGCCCCGGGCGGCGCGCTCGATGAAGACATGCTCACGGTCGGCCAGTACGACGTCATGGAGATCGAGCCCAGCCTGGCCTCCTGGCGCCCGCGGGCGATGGAGTGGCCCGCCTATATCCTCCAGGGCCTGGAGAAAGAGGCCGAGGACAAGCGGCGTGCTATCTACACCGGAGGTGGTTATCAGGCGTCGAGCCGCGGCGAGGCCCCGGGCAGCCGCATGGCCTACCGGGCGATCTTGGCGCTCCAGCAGGCGGACAACACCATTCACGGTCCCGTCAACATGCGTTTCCGCCGTTCGGGTACGGACTTCATGGCGGGCTGCTGGCGCCAGATGAAGGCGTACGGCGACGTGCCTTGGATGGTGAGCGTCGTCGGGGACGAGTACGAACACCTCGTTGAGCCCTGGGTGGACAGCACCAAGCTCTCGGATGCCGCACCTAAATACAAGCTGGTGAACGCCTTCGGTGCGAGCCCAGAACTGCGCGCCCAGGAAGTGCTGGAACTCGCTCAGACCCGCGGGGCGGACGGCAAGCCCTTCATCACGACCGAGGAAGCGCGCCGCGCTTACCCGAACGCGATGGTGTTTGGCGCCGACAGTTATCCGGGCGCAGTGGCCAAGCGGCGGGCCAAGGCCGTGATCGCCGCCATCACCCACGCCGCCCAGCAGTTCCGCGACCAGACGGGCTTCACCGAGCAGAACATCGCGCACCCCTGGGTGCAGCGCGCCGCGATGATCGTCTTCGGGCAGATGGAGGCCAACTACCCGCGGCTGCGGGACGACGACCTTCAGGCCCACATCGCCGCGCTCTCCGAGATCACGCAGGACGAGACGGCCGATCCCGTGGCACGTTTGGCCGCGATGCGACGTCAGGATCTCTACTTTTTGTGGCAGGCTTCGATGGCCGGGATGCCTACGCCGCAGCGGGGATCGCTGGGCGCTCAAGGGCCAGCGAAAAAGAGTGAGCTGGACCCGCGCGTCATCGCCGCCCAGATGCAGGGCGCCGGTGGCGGAGCGGGGGCCGTGCTTCAGAACGAAGAGAGCGGGCCGTCGCCGATTGCGGCCACCGCCCGTGGCTAACTCACCGCGAGTTCTTCGCCCCGCGAACACCGGGCTAGGGCTCGCCGAACGAACGAGGGAACGATGACTGCACCAGCCGCGGCAGCACCCGTGAGCGAGAGCCTGCCCGAAGCGATTCCGGCGGCTCCGCTCCCTGGAAGAAGGCGGTGTTGAAGGAGAAAGTGCCTCCCTTTCCCAGGCTGCGGTACACCTCCTGCACCACGGCCGCTCCAAAGCGTAGACCATGGGCGCGCAGCGTGTTATTGAGGGCGTCATAGAGCTCTGCTTGTACCTCGGCATCAATGTTTAGCACCACGCTATTGCCTGGCTTGGCGTCATCTAGTTGATAGCGCCGATTAGCGCGAT